TTATCACGGTGAAATGCTATTTTTGATAATGAGGTATCTCTAATTTGTTCTTCTTTAACGGATTTATCAATGAAAAATATAAGAGATCCACTTTCTATATATTGATTAAAATATTTTTTAAAATCATTTTGTTCGGATGAAACACACCATTTGGTGGATTTCCCATAAACGTTAGAACTTCTACTGGTTAACGGTTGTAATACCAAATAACGGTCGTCTTCGTAGAGAACAATAGTTTCATTCTTTTTTACCTGACCTTTGGTTATTTTTTCTTTAGCTTCTTTAATTGCGTCAACAATTTCTTGATTACTACCATATGAATATATGTCTTTATTACTTAATAAATTTTTTGAGGACATATCTTCAAAATCTTTGATGGTTTCAAACATTTCTTTAAATGTGTTCGACTTTAATTCATTTTGTAACCAATCCACCCAGGTTTCCGCTTGTTTAAGCATAAACGGTAAATATTTATTGGTGTTTGTTGGGTCGTTTTCGGCTAATATATCAACTAAATTGATAATAAATTTGGGGTTCTGATTTACTAGGTCTTTTTTCTTCGCCATTTGTTTAAATTTTATAACACAAAAATATAATTTTTATTTTAAAATATCAATTTTTTTTACTTTTATTTTTTTGGTGATATTTATATAAAAAATATTAATATGAGAAATGTAGTTAGATTAAACGAAAATGATATTGAAAACTTGGTGAAAAAAATTATTCGTGAAGAAGATGAAATGGTGTCTTCAAACCCAAAAGAAGAAAAAAGAATTGAGTTATTACAAACAAATAACGGTGAATTATCTTCTGTTGAGGATGTAATACAGATGGTTAGTGGGGCTGGTCAAAAATTTGGTACCTTATGTCAACAGGTTACTGGTAATGATGGTTTTGCGAAAGAAATCGACGGTATGAGAAGACAATTTTTAGCACTTCAAAATAAACTTTTAGATTCCAAAGAAAAAATCGCTAAATTCGTACAACAAAAAAATGTTACACAACAATCTGACCATATGAAAAAGAAGAAAATGGATTACATGAAAAGAAAAGACGATGCAATGAAAAGAGGAAAATTTTACGCATAAAAAAAATAAATTAAAAATCCCGATTTTGTCGGGATTTTTAATTTAATACCTTTCGTTTATGAGTTATTCCCACCCATATTCGACTCTAAAAGCACTGTAACTAGCTGTCGATGCCTTTCGTTTATGGGTCATCTCCAGCATACGCACGCATAAATCCTCAACTTCTTTTGCTTTTAAACCATAACCTCTTAATTTTACCCAAATTTTGCGATAATCAACATATAAACCAGGGTTTTTGGTACCGGCATTAATATTATCTGCCATTAAAATTCTCCCATTTTCATCCTTGTAAAACACCCAATCCCTTAATTTTTCTGATTCTACCATTTTTAAATTTGACATTAGATCATATAAAAATTGTTCAGCAGGGGTAAATTGTCTAACATTTTTGATCCAATCAAAGTTTTCAGGGTCAAAATTTTCTTTTAATATTTTTTTAATTAAGTTTTTCATACGTTTTTTTCTGAAACGATTGTAAATGGGATTGTTTGTGGAAATGTTCTAACCTCATTTCCTGATTCTATTTTTATTTCAATAAAATAATCATTCGGTATAAACCAAGAGGTATCTACAATAAAGAAATTACCGTCAGGTGTTCTACTAACCTCTTGCCAATCAATATATTCTACTTGTATATTTGCATTTTCTAAAACATACATACGATAGTATACTTTGTCTAAAGCAACTGTAGAATCATATGTATACGGTATACGAATATCAACATTAACTCTTCTAGTATCACCTCGTTTAATTTTTTCTTTAAACTTAATTCCCCTAATGTTAACATCATATTCATATATAGAAAGATTAGTTGCTTTACCGACACCTAAACCGTTTGCTCCCGCACTATTACTCGAACCGATTCTATAATAATCATCGGCCTCTAAAACAATAAAACTAAGTTCAATATCACCTAAATTTTTATTACCAATAGTAACATCTTGCCATGTATCATTAAATTGAATATTGCCACAATAACCAGAAGTAGGGTTATCATCAACCGCAAAATTAACACAGTAAACACCTGTTGTTACTTGTGTAATACCAGAAGGTGGTATCTGTTTAAAGACATTACCTAGTTGGTCGTAGATTGTAACCCCCGAAAAAGTTGCATTAGTTGCTTGCCCACCCGCATTAACATAAAGACATATGTTGTTGTCTTTATTTAAATAAAAGTTGTCTCTGTCGTCTTTTACGGTGTCATCCCATTTAGTCTCTAAAAAGGGCTCATAAACCGTATTTGTTTGTCGACTAAAAAAACCAACATATTCTGCGTCTTCTAACGGAGCAATCTCCAGTGCATTTGCATAGGCTAATCCTAAACCATAGGTTAATCCGGTATAACCACTTGTTATTAAACCATTTATATAAGAAGTGATGTCAATATTAACATTTTCATCACCATAATCAAAATGTTGGGTTGCAACAATTAAATTAGTGCCGCCAGAACAAGTTGTACCACCAGAAGTTGCCCCAGATGTACTTCCTGAACACCAATTTGTCGGGTCATCATAAATACCAGGAACCGACCAACAGTTGATTAAATTGTTTCTTTGAAACCAATTTGAGGGCCCTTCACAATAAGTTCTATCACTATCACTACAACTTATTTTAACATCAGTATAATCATATCCATCACCTTCTGCCCAAGCTTCAGGAACTTCAAAAAGAATCAAATCAAAACAAGTTGATCTTTTAACATCACCAATGCAAGAGTTAACACTTTTACAAAATTGTTCTTCATCAAAAGTAGAAGTGTTTGTGATTTTTAAAGTATGTGTTAGTTTATCCAAAGTTGTTTGTTTAGTATTCAACCTCTGGAGAATTTCTGTAAAATCAAAACTGAATATATACCTGGAATAGGTTACTCGGTCAGCATTTAAAGAACCACCGTGAAATAATTCTACAATAGGGTTTTTACCCGTATTAACGTAGGAATTTCTAACTATTGTATTGTCTTTCGTAAAATATGTTCTATAAATCATTCTAGGATATTTTTTAAATTAATTTTATCATTATATTTTATTCGAACCAATTTTATGTCATTTTTTAGGCAGTATTCGTTTTTTATGCCATCATTTTTTTGTGTAGATTTAAAACGACTACCACTTTTATCCCAACCATATGGTTTAAAATGTTGTATACCATCATATTCAACACATGTATTAAAATGTGGTAAAAAAAAATCAAAAGATAATGGTTTTTTATTTTTACAATCAGAAAATTTATACTGTCTGATATATTTAACACCATTTTCATCTAAAAATTTTTTGATTATTAATTCGCCTTTTGAAGTGTTACAACTAGAACATCCGTGCCCTTTTAAGTGACTATGTGGACTTTGTGCGAACTCACCATGTTTAGGGCAGATAATTTTGACTTTAGTGCGTGAGTTTAAATAATTAACTAAATGATATTGGTACTTATTATCGTGAACTAACGATGACAATCTAACAAACTCATCTAAACCCAATCGCATTTTGTTTATATAACAAGCCATACAACCACTTCTTTTTGAAATATGACTATTCGGTGTAACGTTAAAAACACCATGTTCGGAACAAATAATGTTAACCTTGGTTGAGTTATTTTTATACTTAACTAATGAATAATCGTACTTATAACCATGTGTTTTGTTAGCTTTATTTATAAATTTAATTGTTGTAGATGATTGTTTTTGTTTTCTAGATATCACCCCACATGTTAAACATCCTTTACCTTGTCTATGATTAGAAGCTAGTTGCTCAAAAACACCGTGTTTGGGGCAGATAATTTTAATTTTATTTGAAGAATTTTTATATTCCATTACGGAATAGTCATATTTATCACCATGCTTACTTTTACATATGCTAATAAATTCTTCTGATGTTAATTTTTTACCCATTAAATCTTTTTACTATAAATATGCTAAGATTTAATTAGTTTTCACACCCTTACTTAAAAAATTACAATCATTTATTTCAACATAAGAACCATTACCGTCAGGTGTGGGTTTTGAAGATGCGACACCCATGTTTTTATTAAACCAATTAATTAAATCATTTTTATTACGGTCACCATCTGGTTCCCTTCTGGAACCTTTATGGATATGTCCTTCAACATAGTTTCGCATTAAAGACATAAAATCCCATAAAACATCACCATAAACAACAGGGTGTAATTTTGTTGTTTCAAGATTTATTTGTTGCCTTATGTTTTGACCTTGTAGTATCTTATCTTCTGTACCAGAACTCAAATGACTAATAAAATTTATATGATCCGCAACAATATTTACGTGTGATCTATCTTTTTGTATGTTTAATGTTGTAAATATATTATTGACACTTTCTTGTGGTAAAGCTGATGCCTCTGTAAAATTTATTGTAATATAACCAGGGTTGGTTGTGTTTAAAACAACTGGTGATACTTTTAAAGGGTCATTTAAAGTTGAATTTAAAGAACTTGGCTTTATTTTACCGGCTCTTAATTGAATTTCATCAAAAAAACCTTTATTACGTAAAATTATGTCGGTATTTTTTTTACCTAAAAAAGCGATATCAGTTTTATTGGGGTATATTTTCCAATCGCCAACTTTTTCAGGGTAAGAAGATGCCGGATTGTCTGACCATCTACCAACATAACCACTGGATTCTACTTTTATTTTTGCAGTGTCATAAGTTGAATTTAATAAATCTTGAGGTGTTTGTTGGCCAATAACTGGGCCGACATACTGTCTCCTCATTTTTTTGTCGTTAGTGTTAAAAACAATTATTTTAACCAACTGACCAAGTTCTGGAACAACATTTAAATATTTAGGTAAAAGAGGTTCACACCATGGTAAACCACCTTGTTCAAAAGGTAGTAATTGATTTTGTGGAGCGGTATCAACGTTATCGATAACGGGTATTCTAACTTTAATTCTACCAGCATCATACGGGTCGTTAATATCAACAACTTCCGCGTAATCCCAAATAATATTTTTATACCCAAAAGTTTGGTTTGAGTTAAAAAGTCTTGATCTATCTAACATTCTATTTATTATTTATACCAAATCTGTTATTTAATTCTAACACAACTTCATTGTATTTTTTTTCAATACTTAACCAATAATCGTATTTTTTAAGTAATTGAGTTCTAATAAGTTCATATTCGTCTGCTAAATCTTTTTGGATTTTAGCTAATTCTGTGTTTGATTTATTTTTTATATTTTCCATTTTAAACACAAGGATTTACTATAGCTTGTCCTTTCGCGACTGTTGTTACCACACCAGTTGCTGGTAATGGACCAACAGGTGACGCAACAGTTGAGTTCACGTTTGAACCTGGTTGTATTGCGACATCCAAAACCATTTCGGTTGTTATTGCCGATATAATTTCTTCAACTCTAATTCTTTCCATAATTTCATCTGGACTAATTTCACCTGAAGGTAACGGACCAACGGGTATTCCTGCTTCAGATTGTCTTTGAATAATTTTCGACGCGATTTTTGACGAATTTAAACCACCACCGGCACATCTAGATTTTGAGGCCAATATTATTGGTTTAGGCATCGAACCAATACCTATTTTAGTTGGTATTTTAAATAAACATAAAATACTGTTTAAAATAGAATTTGGGTTTTTAAAATTAGGTATACAATCACCGTT